TGCCATTATTTCAATAGGGCCATTAAATAAAAGTTGCATGTTTGATGGTGCAATTGCTCCAACTATGTATTCACCCACTACCATATCAGCGGTTTCAACTTGTCTCATTCCAAATGCACCGTTATAACCCTGGTTGTTAGGCTGCAAGAATGTTGCAGGGCTTACGAAGTCAGCAATCGTATTCTTTGAACTTGTTAAAATAGTTCCCGAATAAGGATTGATTAAGTAAGTGTTTGCAACGTAATTATACAGGCCATTCATTTCACCTTTAGCACAATTCAGCACATCAAAATAATTCGCGTTTGGAATTTTAGTAGCAAGATTGGTTCCTGCAAACGAATTTGCGAAGGCGTCAAGTCCTTTCAGGTCGTTAGCTGCAACCATACCCGCGCCACTACCGGCACCGGCAATGGACTGAGTGTTCAGCTCTTTGATAAACATCTGCATCAAGCGATTACGGACATATTGATTCAACCATGAAGCATTTTGCAATGCTGAACGGCTGATCTCAATAAATGCCGTGATCCTTGTCGCATATGCTGTACCCATTTCAAAGTCCATTGTAGACTCCGGAGAGTTTCCGTTTTCAGCTGCTGCCGCTGTGGCATCTGTTAACCCGGCTGCACGTTCGGTAGGATATTCCAATGAAGAGCTGTTAATACTTCCAGTTGGAAGCAACAACCTTACATCAAAGTTCTCCATCTGCGGTCCTTGTGGAATTTGGAAAGGCATTACTGGCTGCATCGCTCCGGCTCCAACTCCATAAGTTGCAGTTGTGAAGTCAATGTCCTTAGTTTCAAAACTAAATGTTGCCTTTGATGTTTTACCATCTGCAAAATCTTTGAACTCTTTTGTACTCAACCCATCATCCAGTACTGATCCAAATGTTTTGTGCTGTTCAGTTGGCTTAAATGTCTGCATCAATTTGGCCATTGTTTCGCCTTGAATCTTTGACGCTTTGTGCAGCTTTTCCAACTCTTCTTTCATTTTAACTTCGGCCTCAGTGCTTACCAGTATCTTACCAAGTAAATCCTTTTGGTCCATCACCATCCGCGCCCATTCGTCTTTGGAAACGGCTTTTTGCATTAATACGTTGTACTCTGCAAACTTCGCATTTATTGCGGCTGCGAGTAGCTCCGGGGTCTGCAAATTATCCCCTGTTAATCTGTCTTCTGCCATTATTACTAATTTTTTTAAAAGTTTATTAACTGATAAAGTGAGTGTAAATCGGCTTTTTCCTGTCGAGTGTAGAAAGACGGCTCTAGTAAAAGTGATTCAAATGTATTTAAAGTGTCTTTTACGACGGCTTCTTTTTGTTCTTTTACATCTATTGTGGGCGTGTTTTCGTTTGCAGCCCACGTTGTTATCGTTGATACCTCATAGAGTTTTATCTCTAAAATATCAATCCCTGTATCATTTTTTCTTGATTTGGTTGGTATGAATCCCATTGAATGATGGTTTATAATTCCATCTTCATACATGGTGTAAACATCATTTGCCGTTGCAGTTCTCGCCATTTTAGACCATACCCACGGGCCAGTTTCATCCTCACCCATTTCTTTAATTAATCCAACTGGTAAAGCGGCTGGATTGCTTTTGAACTCATGGTTAATATAGTGGCGTATCATCGCTTTGCCTTCTGGCCCTTGCTCTTTTGTGGTTTTTGTCGTTGCGCCTTTATGGAGTACATCACCATCATTGTCAACGTTATCAAAAGCCCCGTAGTAAAATTTAACCATACGTTGCTTTCCGTCAATATCTGCTACTTTTAATTGTAGTGTTTTGCTTTGTTTATCCATTATCTTCTGTATTTAATTCAGCAACCAGCCCGGGATCAACAATCTCTTCAACCTGATCCGGTTCGTTCACTTTTTTAATTCCTTTTGAAAAATACTCATCCGGTGGCGGGTTATCGCTATCATAATTACCTTCACCGTATAAAATCTCATTGGCCTTCAATGGTGTTATGATAGCTGACTCGATTTGTTTGGTCAACATATCGGTATAAACCTTTTTATCTGACTCCAATTCCTGTACCTTATCCCAATCCGCAACTATTTTATCTCCACCGTAGCCTTCACTGATCCAGCCGTTGATACTTTCATAAAGCGTATCAACATCTCCCTTGATGACGTTCTTGTAAAGGTCTTTTATGGCCTCGGCTTTATTGGCAAACGTGCTGCCATCGGTTGAGAATATCACCGGGTCAAACTCTGACATCTGGCATAAGCGATCAAAGGAATATTTTGCATTTTCGATAAGTTGCAATTCCTGAATGTTCAAACTCATCTGCTGCCAGGTTAACTTCTGAGTTGTAACGATTATCTTTTTCTGATTGCCAGATAGTCCATATTCTGCCAATTTATTCTGGACCTGCCTTGACTGTTCTGCATCAGGGATGTCTGACTCATTGGATAGGATACCCATTGCGCCGCGCTTCTCAATGATACTGGCCTTTGCATCATAAATGGCTTTTAGTTCGCGGTTGATCTTGTCACCCGGTACATATTTAGAAATACCATATGCCCAGTTCCCTGAGTCGTATCGAAGGGTAAAGAATTTATTATGCAATACTTCGTCAGCACTCATGTTGTATTTTGCACCGTTCAGGTCCATTTGATAACCTATAATTTCATTTTGCCATGCAGGTAGGTCTTTATTATTTCCTAACTTAATAGACATCCGATCAGCCGGCAAATTGAATACACTTGTTATCATACCATCAAACCCGATTGCCTTAATACCATACATATAAGAATTACCCAATACGTTGTAAAATCCGTAATCGGTCTTGATAAACTCTTTCCATGTCTGGTAGTAATTGGGTTTTTCTATCAGTTGCCACAATTCAGAATTGGGCGCATCTCTACCGGATGGCCTTACCACTTTAACGGGTATCTTGGAAATACGTTTGGCTAGGAAATTGGTAATTATGAATAAATCCGGGATTGTATCGAAGTTCTCAATAAGCTCTTTATCGCTGACTTCATTTGTCCCGTACGTGCTTGAATAGTTCCCAGATAGGAATGAAGTGAACACCCTCTGATCAGATTTAGTTCTGATAAAGTCGTGTTTTAATAGATACTGTTTTATTATATTCACGCCTTTTGTTTAAGAAATTGGCGTAAAGATACAACAAAACTGAATAGTGAGGGGTGTTTATTTTTTAATGGGGTGCCTATTCAGGTGATTTAAATAAGTATTGTTTGCCTCCAATTTTACAAAATCCAACAACTTCGGCAAAAAAAGTACCGTCAGGATTATGAATGTCTTTACCGTTCGCGGTGAATCCTTGCAATGATTCAGCAGATACATTTTTCAGTGTACCATCTTTTGATTTTACTACATATCCATCAATGTCAATGATTCCATTTTCCATATGTATTTATTTTAGATTGTAAAACTCGTAATACTCACAATGTAAGCGAAATAGCCGCCTGCATCTGTAATATGATCGAACCCGCTTTGTTTATCAGGTTCATTCTTATTGTATGCGATCTTTTCCAGTGCCTCAGTGTATTCCGGGCAATTATTGGAATTAACTAAATATGTCTTATCTCTAAACATTTTGTTTAACGAATTGACACGATCACGAACAAAAGGATTTTTATTTGGTGCTCGGACTGTGTAACCCGCCTCCATTAGCAATCTAATATCAGATTTGCCGGAAGTTGACCTATTCCGCCCGCTGGCATCGGGATAAACTATGATAGCATGATCCGGGTATTTGTCGTTAATTATCCTGATCATCTGCATGGTATCATAAGCGTTCGTTATCTCATCTACTGCAATCTTGATATTGCCATCAATCACATTTATGACCGCGTTCATGTTTGTAATATTGAAGTCCATTCCAATATGGAGCTTATCATGTTTCTGAATCGTCCGGTTTGAATGGAGCTGCTTACGGTCGTAATCTGAGTAAACGGAACCGCTGGTAAGGTTAACAAATTCGCCGTTAAGGTAGGCTTTGAGTTGTGATTCTGTATAGCTTTCCGTTAATGTTGCTATGTATCCGGCAGGCAGGAAAGGGTTTTCGCTGGTCCTGGCCTTGAATAGTTCACGGTTTGCACTCTTATTCTTTACAAAGAAATTATACAACCATCCAAAGCCCTCTGGAGTTGAGACTACACTAATACAGTTAGTACCTCCATCACTCAATACAGCCCGGTTTCTGGCTATGATCTTCACAAACGCATCATTCATCTTTGACATTGGCAATACATCGGCTTCATCAATACATGAATAAGCAACCTCATAACCAATGATAGTCTCCGGGTTATCCATTGTTCGAAGGATTATCTTATTATATCCCGGTATCAGTATCTCTTTATCGGATTTGTTTAATGTGTGCTTAACTCCAAGTTTATCTAGTATTTCGGTAAACTTTGGAAAGGCTATATCTTTAACTAGTGAATATGTAGGCAGGTAGTAAGCTACTGCATACTCAGGATTTTCTAATTTCTTTGCAATGGTTTTGAGTATTCCGACATAGGATTTACCGGAACCGAACCCACCTACATAGGCTGAATGTGTGGCATCACTGAAAAAGAAATCTTCCTGAGTTGGAAGAAGTCCTATCTTTTCACTCCTTTCCATCTGGCTTGATTCTGTATATTTCTACCCTGACTAATTTGTTTTTCTCTTCATTTATAATCAATTGTGACGCCTTACCATATCCACGGTCAAATAATTCTTGAGCGCATCTAGCATCACCCTTTGCCGCCTTTGCCCTGAGTGCTGATAGTATAGCCTCCAGTGCTGTCTTGCCGTCCTTTTCTTCATTCAATATTTTGGCTATTGCTTCGGGTAGGTCGGGCATTCTTGGGCGGCCTTTCCTATTAATATTTTCTGGATGCTTATCAAATCCTTTACCTACTATGTTTTCCGGGTTAGCCACGTTGTTTCCTCGTTGTTAGTCTATTGAATTAATACCATCAAAATACTCCTTGTAAAACTCAAAAATCCCGCTTCCTATTGTAATGCATCCATTTTCACATCTTGGATTTGTATTTATGTTCGCGCTTGTCTCTACTCCAAATTTAAACTTTTTGCCATAACCAGCATAAATTTTAGAATGATTTCTAAATACTGCTATCCTGCCACA